TATTATTGATAATCAAGGAGCTTTACCCGTCACACCCACCTTTATACCGGAACAAACAGTAGACGGAAATGCAGTTGCTGATCTTGTAGGTACAGCGGTGGCAGCGGGAACTATTGGATTTTTTGGCCCGTTTAAAAACTCAATTTACGCAAATTCATCTACAAAAGTTATTGCATTAGATATTGACTATGATACTTCTGTATATATAGCAGACTTAAAAGTAGGAACGGAATAAATGAAATATAGATCCAAGATAATAGACCCCGGAGAGATGAATGAGAGCGTAATAATACGCAATTATACGACACTGAAGAAGGCGAACGGTGAGGAAATACTTACTTTTTCAGATTGGTCCACAGTTTGGGCAAAATACGAACAAAAAGGAGTAAATGAACGCTATGTGAATGACCAGGAGACGAATCTTTACGATGGCCTTCTGACAATTAGATATTTATCCGGAATTGATGAAAAAATGAGAGTTTCTATTGGTTCAGAGATATTTGATATAGAAGGATTACAATATGATCCCGCTAAAAGATTCCATTTTATTAAAATTATTAAAAGGAAATAAAATGGAAATAACTGCAAAAATAGACCCGAAAGATTTAGGCAGAGCGATCCACATAATGGATAATATTCTAAGAACTACCGACAAAAAGAAACGTAAGAAAATATTAATGAAGGCGGCACCAATTTTTGAAAAAGAATTAAGAAAAAATGCCCCATATATTGATATAGTAAAACGCAAAACACAACAACATCATTGGAGTTTTGATGGAATTGTAAAAAGATATTCAAGTGGAAAAGTAACAGCATCATATTATCCAGGAAACTTAAAAAGATCGATTGATATAATTGATTTGAAAAGGACTACAGACGTGTGGATTGGTGCAAAAAGAAGCAAAGGAGTTTCCGCAAAAGGTACATTTGTTGGCTTTAAAGCCGATGGATGGTATATGCATTTTTTAGAAAGAGGGACAAGATTTCAAGCACCTCAACCATTTTTAGAAAAAACATTTTTAGCAAAAAAATCACAAGTAAGTAATGTATTAATTAGAGAGTATAAAAAGGAAATTGAAAAAGCGGCTAGGAAATGATTTTAGAAGCAATTTATGAAATATTATCAGCAGACACGGCAATAAGTTCTGATGTTGTGGATAGAATTTACCCAATTGTAATTTCCCAACATGCGAGTTATCCATGTTTAAGGATTTTCTCTAACGCAAGACCTACGAATGAAAAAAGTGGCGTGAGTCAATTAGACATATATAGTTTACAGGTAGATGTATACGGAGAGACAATGACGGAGGTGGAGGAAATTGGCGCAAATGTACGAACGGCATTAGATAGACAAACAGGAAGTTTCGGAGGTGAAACGATTGATACTATAACTTTTGAATCATGGGCAGATGGATATGAGGAGGAAAAAAACATGTATAGGAAGATTATTGATTTTAATGTAAGAGTAAAATTATAGAATTATGAAAATAAAATGCATAAAAAAATTCTATTGGAAGGAGCGCGACAAGTGGATAGATGAAGGAGTGGAAACGAAGGGGACGAACGCTAAAGAATGGATTAAGTCGGGGCATTGGATAGAATTAGATAATGAGTGGACGGAATCGGAGATAATCACAGCATTTGAAAAGCACAGAATAAAAGAAGAAGAAAAAACAAATTTTGTAGAAGTAGAAAAAGAAGAAGTAAAAGAACCAAAAAAACCTAGAAGAAGAAAAAAATAAAAACACTCTTTTTGTAACACCCTAAAAAATAAAAAAATGGCAACAACTGGATTAGTAAACGGAACACTAATAACGCTAGACCTAGATGGTACTGTGATAGATTGCGAGACTACTTCGAGTTTAAATGTAAGCAGGTCTTTTAGAGAAACAGTCTGCAAAAGTGATGCACCCTACGGGTCGAAGCTACCCGGAAAAATTGACTGGTCTGTAGAAGTAAGCGGGTACGTAAAATACGACGGCGGACCGCAAAATCATGAGCAATTATTAACATTAATAACAGCAGGAACAGCAACATCTATAACATATGGAACGCAAGAATCTGGAGACCCTGTTTATACTGGATCAGGATATTTAAGTGACGTATCAATTACGGCAGGAACTGAAGAAACGGCAGAATTTTCGGGAACAATTTCCGGAACAGGTACGCTAACACTAGGAACAACTGTATAATTAATTTTTAAAAATTGAGAAAGAAATGAAACTATTAAAATTGATGTCGATGAGCATTCTATTTATTATGTAATGGCAGAGCTGGCAGAATTTACAGAAAAATACGGAGTAAAGATATCCGAATTAGCAACGCATAACATGACCTTGACACAGTTAGGATTTTTAGTACATATAGGTTTAGTTGCAGGTGCAGAGGTAAAAGGCAAAGAGTATAAGAAAACACCCAGGCAAACAATGCGAATAATGGACAGGACAAAAGGATTGCTAAAAATGTGTATGCGTGTTTTTGTAGATGGTATCAACACTGCGTTTGACGATGATGATGAAGACGAAGAAAATACAGAGTCAGAAACTGATAAAAAAAAATAGAAATTGATTTCTGGTTTTTAATGTCGGTTATCTGTGGGGAAATGAATTTCAACCCTCAAACATTTAAAAGAATGACCTTAAGGGAGGTTATCTGTTTGATAAAAGGTTATAGGCGAAAGCAAAAAGATGAAAATATTAGAAGTTGGGAACAGGCGCGCTGGATTTCATTCATAGGAGTCCAGCCCTATTCTAGCAAAATCAAAAAGCCTAGCCAATTAATAAAATTCCCCTGGGAAAAGAAGACGAACCGAAGGATAAAAGGAGTTAATAATGATTTAGCGATAAAAGCAATTTTAGGAGGATAGAAAAATTATGGCAACAACTAGATTATCGTTAATTTTAGGGGCAGATGTTAGGAGCCTTGTAAAAGGTTTAAACAAAGCTGAAAGATCACTCCGACAAACAGCACAGCGGTTGAATGGTATTGGAAACACTCTTTCCAGATCGTTAACATTGCCGTTGCTTGGAATTGGTGTGGCAGCAGTAAAAACCGCTTCAGACTTCCAGTCTCTTGAGAAGGGGCTTGGTACAGTAATGGGTTCCGCATCATTGGCGAAAGACGAATTAAAGAAATTGCAAGAGGTCGCAAGACTTCCCGGCGTTGGATTAAAGCAAGCAATTAAAGCGAGCGTAAGACTTCAGGCCGTAAAGATAGAAGCGAAAGCAGCGAGGGATCTAATACAGGAATTGGGAAACGCAGTGGCAACAGTTGGAGGAGGTGCCGCTGATATGGATGAAGTTGTAAATCAGTTTGCACAATTAGCAGCATCAGCAAACCTAACAATAAAGGATATAAAAGTAATAAGCGAAAGGATCCCCCAATTTAATGAGATTTTATTAAAAGCGTTTGGAACAGGAAATGCAGCAGATTTAAATAAAATGTTCAGGGAGGGTAAATTGACAGTTGCCGGATTTGTCGATTCTGTTACAACTGAATTTCAGAAACTACCGAGAGCGGAGCCCACCTTAAAGACAGCAATTGAAAATATTACAATAGAATTTCAAAAAGGATTAGCGGTTCTTGGAATGTCAATTGCAAAAAATATAGACCTTGAGAAAACAATAAAGAGCCTTACCGATAGAATTACACGGACTATTCGATGGTGGGGCGAATTAAGTGATGCAACAAAAGGGGCATATATTCGAGCCGCGAAATGGGCTGTATTATTAGGTCCAGGTGCAAAATTATTGGGTGGCCTTTACATGTTAGGAGCTGCTTTAAAGGGGGTTAGGTCAGAGTATTTCAAACTAGGTGAAAGGTTAGTAGGATTTCCACAAACTGCCGCCTTCGTAGCAAGCGGTGGAATGCGAGCTATCCCGGTAATCGGAGGATTGGCAGCGGCTTTCTTATTTGCTCGAAGTAGTTACAAAGAAATGTCCTCGGAAATGGACCTGCAAGACTTTGAAGGCCCAAAAGAAAAAGTAAAGGCATTAAGTCAAGAAATCCACGAACTTAACGAAAAAATAAGATTTAATAAAGAAGTATCAGCAGCTAATATTGGAGGTGGAGGATTAGGAGGCGCGGGAATTAGCCTTTTTGCTGGAGCGGATGAAATAAGACTTGAAAAACTAAAAGAGCAAAGAGAGGTACAGCATGACATGATGATGACCGCGGAAATGGACGCATTATCAGTTAAAGAGGCGACAGAAAGATCAGCGGAAAGGAAAGAGTATGAAGAGGCAATAACTAAAGCAACAGAAAAGAGAGTAAAAGCATTAAAAGAGGCGGCAAAATTTACAGCATTTACAGAACTAGATAGGGAACTATCTGGAATCCTTGATGATATGGCTAAAGAAGGAGACAATGAGATGGAGTTATTAATGAAGGTGGATGATAGTGAATATCAAGATTTTTTGATTGAACACGCAAAGCTCCAAAGCAGAATTAAAGCAGGCGGATTAAGTGCACCTGACTTTACAGATTTATCAAGAACTGCCACCCCTGACGCCCCGTCTATTAAATTAGCATCTCCTATAGAGGGATTGAATGAAGAAATGGAGGAAATTGTATTTACAACAGAACGCTTGAAGAGTTCATGGATGAGCCTATTTGAAAAAGGGAAAATAGGATTTGATGAACTTCAGTCAAAAATGACAGAGACAGGGATCGCGGTCATTAATATTGGAGAGATAATTAAGGAGTTAATGGTTACAACCCTTGTAAATGCTGCACAACAATTAGGTGCAGTTTTAGCAGGTTCAAAATTCAGTTTTAAATCGTTATTGCTTCCAATTGTGCAGATATTACAAGATTTGGGTAAGATGGCGGTAGCTACAGGTGTGGCAATGCTTGGAATAAAAAAGGCTTTTAAATTACATCCATTGGCGGCAATTGCTGCGGGTACTGCATTGATAGCATTAACAGCAGCCGTAAAAACAAAAGCGTCAAAGATGGGAGACAACATAAAGTTAGCGGAAGGCGGTTTAGCGTACGGGGAAACACTCGCAACCGTGGGAGATAATCCAGGAGCTAGATTTAATCCTGAGGTTATAGCCCCCTTAGATAAATTAAAAGATATGATAGGTGGTGGAGGTGCGATGATTGCAGAAACAGTAATACGAGGCAATGACTTACACCTGTTAGTTATGCGAGCGAATGAGAATAATAACGGACTTGAGAAATTTAGAATAGAATAAAAAATGGCTGGCCTGACATGTACATATTACGGAGAACAAACGCAAACACTTCCTTTTGTCCTGACAATGGAGGACACGGAGGACCCCGCAGAACTTGATTGTAATCTAACACCTTCGGGAGTTGTAATAACCTACGGAGGTAAATCACGTGATCCATTTCAGACCATTTGTCCAGCTACAGCCGAATTTACTTTTTTAGTTGAAACTGATGACCATGCTGAGATTATTACCGACATGCAGGAGGCAGATGAGAATAGATATATCGTAAAATTAACAGGGGAGACGATACCGAAATTTATCGGTTCCGTTTATTCTGATGAAGTAGTGATTGAAGATAGCAATTCATTAAATTATTTTTTCAAAATAACGGCAAGCGATGGATTAACAAAACTAAAAGATATCCCTTATAGGCCGACTTATGGGACTCTTTGGACGGGTCGGGAAACAGTTTTGGCACACATTGCAAAAGTTTTTTCAAAATTAGATGCAAAGGATTCTTACACAGGGGCAGCGGTGGAGTTTATAACAGATTGGTATGAGACTGGGATGGGTGACATGACAGCGAACCCCCTAGGGCAAATAACAATTGATCACGCAGTATTCCAGACCGTTGAAGATGATGCAAATTTACCTTTTTCTTGTTGGGATGTATTGACATTAATCTGTCGGGGTTTTGATATGCGCTTATATTATTCTGAAGGGCGTTTTGTTTTTGAAAATCTGAATTTAAAAGATGGAGATACTTATACAGACTGGTTTTATGATATAGATTTAAATTTATTAGGATCAATAAATTTTATTAATAATGATTTTGACTTAGGATGTGACGAAAATACAAAAAAAGAGCCTGGGACGTTTTCATTTAGGCCGCCTTTAAGACATACCTCCGTGACTTACCACCACGGCCCAACAACCAACTTTTTACATGGAATAACGTTTGAAACTGCACCTTCCACAATGACATGTGAGACTAATGTGGGAATTGCAAACA